ATGCCGAAGCACCCCCTTATTGTAACACAAAAGTGTTATATAGCTGTTTTACTAAGCAGTACAGTCAGCGATAAGACCTAGTGCTTTTTCGTTACGAACAACCAAGGTACACTCACCTACCACCTGGCGCATTTCTGAGTCACCTGTTTTAGCAAGTGCTTCGTTCTTCATTGGACGTAAAGCTGCTAGTGCAAGCTTGTCCTTCTCAATGACAAACACATCGCGTGTACGGTTTTCACGAGCTGGTTGGAAAGTCACAGACCCCCAGGGCGTTAAATAGACTGAAAGTAAGTTTTCAACCTTACCGCCAGCGCCATTCGCACGTTGGTTGTTGTTACCAACGAAGCCTAAAGCGCGATTCATTTGAGGTGCAGACAAGATCACGGTGTCAGGCTTGCCGCCTTCTGACCAGATTGATTGCATACAAAGATCAAAGTCAGCCTGTGAGAAAACAGTCTGTGTACCGTCTGTACGAGCGTTAGTACCGTTACCAGTAGGGTTAGAACCGCCACTTCCGACATTGGTTACGTTGGTTTTAAGCCATGAGCCTAAACCAGCTAATCGACGAGCAGTAGTAGCATTACCAGCTACGCGAGCTTGGTTAGCCATCAAAGCGGCTTCCATATCGAGCTTCTGCTCTTGCCCTACTTTTACGATGGCGTAGCTCATTTCTGAGTTCGTTCTGCCCGCAGCCCTAACCACATCATTAGTGCCAGAAGTTACCACAGCGTTTTTAAATATCTGCGTTGAGTTTTGAAGACGTTCTGTGGGTGCCTGTGCGTCTGCAGTTGTGTCCCCGCCTTCTACGTGTGCATTAACTGCAGAACTGCGTAATTTATCAGTTTGCCACTCATGCAAGGTGTTAGTTGCTGTTATTTTAGCAATACCACTAAGCAATGGAGTCTCGTCAGGTGATACGTTATAGATCACGTTCGAGAGGTCTTCCCTTATGCCGACTGTATCATATGTATCATATGTGTTTGTTGGTTGTGCCATGATAATTTCTTCCTAAATAATTTAAATTTAACTACTAAACAATAATGCGGCTGCGTCTGCTACGCTGCCAGATTTCTTCAATTGTGACATCCGCTTGCTGTGTTTTTTGGCAGCAGATTCAGGTTGCTTCTTAGCTCCCGCTTTGATCAATGGCCTGGCCTTCTTTAGCTTAGATTCTACAGAACCCGTTCCCTCCATCATCTGATCATACAACATCGCTTTATGTAGAACTTTCATGGCTCTGTGATCAACTATCCCACCGATTTCTTCAGTGCTATAGCCTTCACTAAGACCTTGTTTAACTAGGCGTTCTTTCATTTTAGGAGCTTTAGTAGCGTCCCCAAAGTCTGGAATAGCTCTAGTCAATTCGTTCATTTGCTCCTGCAAGTGGGCTTTTTGAGCCTGTCCTTGCGCTTGCTGTGTAGCATGTTGGTGCTGTGCTAATTGCTGTTGCTGGTTCTGAAACGCTCCCATTTCTTCACGATATGTTGCATCTGCTTCTATGTACCCTAGTGGGTCACTTGACAGTAGCTGCTTCGTGGGTGGAACTGGTTGCGCCATTACACCTTGCTGCTGAACCTGTTGCATAAACTGTTGCAGTTGCTCGCGTTGCTGATTTAGCTCGTTATAAGCCACCTCTGCTTGCTTGCGCTGCTCTGCAGCTTGCTTCATGCCCTTCTGAATATATTGCTGGCCTGAGTAGTCTCGCTTTAGATCATCTAGAGTTACTGATACATCTTCGCCATCAACTTTGATATTGAATGTACTAGGCTCAACTTGATCGGCAATTTCTTCATCCGATGCTTCATATTCTTCATCACCTTCATCATCACCATCCGATTCTTCATCATCTGGTTGATCAACTTCGGCTTCTACTTCAGCCTCCGTTTCTTCTACTTCAGCCACTTCGGTTTCGGTAGTTTCTACTTCGGCTGTCTCAGACTCCACTGGAGCCATCAACGCTTCAACTGCACTTTCGATGCTTTGGTTAGTCGTTTCCACGGTGCTATCCTATTTGTTGCGTTTTTCTTGCATAACCTCATTAGTTATTGCACTTCTGAGAATATGCTCAAACTGGTTTAGTGCCTGCGTCATTGCATAGGCATCTTCTCTGGCTTCTGTATCAGATTTACCAGACTTCAGGAACTTTTTTACCTGTTCCTGCCTGATTATATCAAAAACTGAAACAAATGTATCATCCTTGAGCAAATATTCAGCTTGTGCCTTTCTTATCATTTTATACAACTCCGCCATCTCTAGGCATTGCTTGCATTGCCCTTACTCGCTCAACGTCTACAGCCGTACCATATTGACCTAGTATTTTTGCAGCTTGAACCAAAAGATCCTGGTTCATCTTGTCGCGGTTTAGGTCATCATTCTGCTGTAGTTCACGATACTGAAGTTGTAGATCAGCCAGTTCCTTACCTTGTGCAGACTGCATTTCTGCAGCTTTAACCTGCATATTAGCTTGCATCTTGATCTGATCGCCTTGCATCTTGCCTTGCATACGCATCTGGTCACCCTGCAACTTAGCCTGGGCTTTAATCTGCTCTGCCTCGATTAGAGCTTGTGCCATTGGGTCGCCTTGCTGACCTTGCTGTGCTGCTGCCTGTGCTTCTTCTTCTGTTATCTGAGCCATAAGCTGCTGCTCAGTCTCTGGATTCATGGGTGCATAATATCGATCTGCATTTTTGAACCCAGATAAAGCCAAAGTATCTGCTAAGGTATTACGCATTTGTGTCATGCTAACCAGGCCATTCTTAGGGCCATAGGTCTGCCAAATCTGCTGTTGTGTGGCAAATGTTTGCATAAGTGCTGCTGCTTTAACGTCTTCCTGGCCTGTTCCTAAACCGACATTAATCTCCATATCCATCTCAATATCCCAAACACTTGGGTCTACTGGCACGAATTGCCCATTCAGACGCATCATCTGCTCGTCAGGAGAGTTTTTAACAGCTACGTGTAACATTAGTTGGAATAAGCGCTTAGTGCCTTCAGCGAGGTTTCTCGCCATCACTTCAACCTGGCCTGCTCCAGCTTGTGCAGTAAGAGCTGCTGCTGTGGCTGATGTGTTTTGAAGCATATCGGCATTAACACCCATAGACATCTTGCTGATACCTGTTTTCTCTTCAACAAGCATGTCTAGATACTGTAGCGCAGGTAGAGTTGATCCAGCCACAAAAGGTACTGTTAATGGGTTTACTGAGCCAATCTGCTCTGATCGAATGATTGCGCCAATCTCGTTATTAAGCACATCGTCCATTTCTACCATACCTTCGTTAACTTCCAGACGTGGTGTATTGACCAATGCTACGTTATCAAGAATGCCTCTCAATACCGATGTGGTAGTATCCTGGTCATTCATTACTAGTTCAGCCAAAGAGCGACCATAGAATGAGTGCGGCTCTGGGTCAACATGGAAATCAGCAAAAGGAACTTTATCCCAAGGCTCCATGTCTAATACTTCATAGTTAGAGCCGCCACATAAGAACTTGTGCAAGGTAGGTACGCCATCGCCTTCTATGTCGATACGCATATAAGCTTCAGTAACCAATATACTGCGCATAGATGGATCGTTAGCCAAGCCTTCAGTAGTGTCGATCTGTTGACCAAATCGCAATACCTTCTCTTCTTCGCCGCTTAATGTGTCGTCATCTGATCCTGATAAGTTATCAATAACGTCTTGATCATAACCCATCGCTACCAAGTCGCCTGCGCGTTTCTCGGTGCGGTGACAGACAATATAAGCATCATCAATAGATTTAGCTGAACCATCGATAAAGAACTCTTCAGGTGGGATGCCTTCAATGACCATCTCGCCTTCTTCGTACTTGTGAGATATAACCATGCTATGGGTGTTGCGCTCCATTTCAAAGCCGCTTTCATCCATCTCCATTTCAATTTCTTGGCTATGCTCTACAACCTCAACACCTTCCTTACTGACTAAAACCTGTACTTCTTCATCCGACAAGTTTTCGTAGGTGTATGTTTTGGCAATAGTTTCAGTGTTCCACCAAACCTTGGCTAGTCCAACCTTCTTGATTAAAGCATCATGTATGGCGCTGCTTAGTACATTGTAGCCACCGCACTTATTAAACACCCAGTGTGTGTAGGCTGTCGCTTGTTCTGCGTTAGCTACGTCTTCTGGGCCTTTAGGGGTAAACTCAACAAACTTATCATTAGACATGAAGATACGCATCAAACTAGGCTTTGCGCCACGTACAACATCACGCACCTTGGTAGATACTACCTTGGATCGGCCTTCTTCATGCTCCAGGTCTACAGCGCCATCAAAGTAGCGTTGGGCGCGTTCACGCTGTGATGCAATATCATTATCAACGTAATCAATAGCAGCCTGTATAGCTTGCTGAATTGCGCCTTGAATCTCGTCCTTTGACATCTTTGACATTACTTAATCTCTCCACTAGGCGTTGATGTATTACTGTTACCGAATAAAGCATTGGCAGAGCTTTCGATTGTGTCAGCGCCAACTGTAACTGCTGCTGTAGTTGTAAGCAGCTTCTTCATCCAGCTAGGCTGTTTAACAAGTGGGTCAACTGCCATTTGAGCAGTAGCCATTGCGCCCATTCCTTGAGTTACAATTGGTAATTTACCAAGACCTTTAACTAACGGTAATGGCCCTAGCTTATCCATAAACATCTTTAACCCGCCGAGGAATGTATTTGCTGAGTTTGAATAGTTCTTTGCGCTTGAGCTAATTCTCATAGCGGTAGATGCTAGAGCGTCAATGTTAGCTCTTTCCGCCTGAGTAAACAAAGTATTTACTAAAGTTTTGTTCTTCTTGATTTCATTCCAAGACGTAGCAAAGGTTGTACCTTGCAAAGTCCCGTCTGTTTTCATCATCTTTTCAGACAATTTAATGAAAAACTCTTGGCGCAAGCTGTTCCAAGTTTCAGGCGATAAATCCTTCTTCAAGGTAATTAGATCGCGTGTCATGTTTGTTCTGTTAGGGCTTAATGAAAGTCCAAATATGGCGTTAGCTACATCATCAGCGCCTTTATTTAAAACCTTCTCGCCATCGCGTATTCCTTCCGAGGTTAGTTCTTTTAATATACCGTTATCTTCCCACTTCCTCATAAAGTCTTTGTGCTTGCCTATAGCATCAAGCCAAGTTCCTACAGCCTTAGAGTCACCGTAAAGCAGTAAATCATTTGCTTGGTCAATTAGCAGGTTATCTAGCTGTCGGTTCATTGCAGCAGCAGCAGCACCCTCTGGCCCAGCCTGCTTTGCGTGCTGAGTAAGTATCTGCCTAGTTTCAAAGATAGACCTTAATGACTGACCTTCTTGCAATAACGGAGCCATTTCATCATTAAAAATCTTAAATGCTTGAGGCGCGTTAGTAGGGCTAAAATTAGTCCGCACATTCTGCAATATTGTACCCGCTATTTGACCGCCTGCTTCTGGGTCAATAAATGCAACACTTGCTCTGGCTGCGTCATACGCATCATTTCTAGCCTGACCTTGTGCCTCTTTTGCAAGCACAAGCTCCTGTTGGGCCTGTACGCCACCAGCCCTTTTATCTATTACCTGACCATCTACGCCAGCCATTTGATGCTGAATCTGGTCTAAGTTCTGGTTAATGTCAGTAACTTGGTTGTTTCGTAACGTCTGCATTTCTTCTCTTGCAGAAGGGCCGTATGTACCAGATTGTACTGAATCCTCAAACAATTCACGGCTCTTGTCGTCGCCTATATCACCCCTTGTCATTCTAACTGGAGTTGGCAAGTTTTGTGCTGTTCTGTACCTTGCCGAGTCTGCTGGGTTAGCGCCAGCGCCAATATCGGTATTCATTTCCCGGTAAACAGTATCCATTACATCGTTAGGGTTTAACCCTTCTTCTGCAAGCGCATCTGCTATAGCCTGTTCAGCTTCGCCAGTAGGCATATCGCCAACCCTAGCTTTAGTTACTATGCTTTTAATCTTATTATAGGCAAGGCCAAATAAGTCGCCAAATGGCTTGCTTAGTAATCCGCCAAAACCGCTTTTAGGTACTTCCATAACATCGTACTTATCATCAGCAAGATATGATGAAAACGCCTCTAGTAAGCCGCCCTCTGTAGCGCCAGTAAGCGCAGCAGCAGTCCAGCCACCGCCGCCACCTATAAACTTATTTACAGGTTGTGCTAGCGATGCAACACTTGATACGTTATACGCTGTAGCCAAATCTGCGCCTGATGGGTTAGGGTAAAACCTTTCCCATGTTAGCGGCTGGCTATTTTCATCACGGCTAGTTGGTGCAATAACAACCAAGTTGCCAAATTTATCCTGCTGGAATTGTGAATCAGGTATCGCTTCTTGGAATGCCTTTTTAATGCGATCATCATCAGAAGATGAAGCTAGTACGCCCATAATCAATGACTTACCACCAGTGCCAATAGCTAGGCTATCTACGCCAATATCGCTTAGTTTAGGTATCTCAGCCTCTACGTTAGCGCCAGTAACCCAATCAGCAGCATCGCTAGCAGCGCTACCTATAGCGTCTATTCCCTTTTGAATAGAGCCTTTCCCAGCTAGTCTTTCATCTTCCTTAGCCCATAATTCAGCTTCGGTTAATGGCTTCTCGCCGTATTCAATTGCCCATAAGTCGTCTTCTGCTGACATATTAGTTCCCCACCTGTCCGGATAACCACGCATCGACAAATGCTTTTTTCGTAGCGGGTGACATAGCTGCAAATCGGGCCTGCTTGCTTTTAGGCAACTGCTCGAAGTATGTTTTATGCGATTGGTCTATAGAAGAACTATCAACTTTAGGCCCAAACGAATTAAGGAAGGTTCTTTCTTCCTCAGTAAATAACGGTCTATTTTGAATTTCTTTAACTTTATCTTGGTAAATAGTTCTGTTTTCAGCAGTAGCATTTAACTGGAAAGCCATTGCTGCTTCGCCTAAATCCATCCTTCTTTGGGCTGCTGCTCGTAAGCCTGACTGAATAACCATTCTTGCATCAGGATTCATACTTGCGCTACCAGCGCGGGATACAAGTATTCTAAAGTCGTTATCGGTCATAGGGCCAGAGCCGGGAACGCGCATACTCTGCGCTACACCCCTTGCTGTGGCGTTATATGCGTCTATAGTGCCGCTATAGCCTTCGCCTATTTTATCCCTAATAAATCCTGGCACCTTGGTAGTTGTATCCATAATTGCACCTAACTGCTGCAATGTTTCAATACTACCTAATGATGCTCTAGCCTGCTCATACCCTTGCGCGTAAGCGTTTACCTGCTCACCGCCGCCCTTTTGGATAGTTTTAAATAGCTCGCTTTGGTTTGTATCAAGAGGCGCTTCGTTAATAACTTTAACGCTAGTACCGTTAGCGCCAATAACGTGAATCTTACCTAGCAAATCCTTCTGGTAACGTAACGCAGGGTCTAAGCCACGCGCTGTTATTTCAGCAGCGGGAACTGCCTCAAATGTAGTAGCTGGCTTTTCGCCCTTTAGTCTTGAAAACTCTGCCCAAGCCTG